CAATTAGTAATCTGGTTAAGGGTGATAATATCCTGCTCAATCTGAGCAACCCGCCCATTCGCCATCGTCCTCGCATGGAATGATACGTCGCTGTCTCCATCAAGCCCGTCGCGGTAAATTATTAACTGCTCGCGCTTTGCGTTCAGGGTTAGCTTTGCTTCGTCAAGCGTCATTTCGTGGCTCCCTCACGTAACTACGATAGTCGCGGCTTCGAGTACGGCGCGGGAATGATCACGCCATTTCTTTTTGGTCGAATTTGGCAGTGTCTCCCAATCGTTAAGCCGCTTGGAGGACTGCATGCGCTCCCGTAAAATCTTTGCTCCCGCGTCGATCTCAGTCTGGGAAATTCCTGTCACGACTTTGCGAGGGAGGCGGGACGCCACTTCCGCGACCTCCGGCTTTCCCGCAGGCGAGGGTCTAGAATCGTCTGCGCTTCCACCGGGTTCTTTCGGCAACGTGCCTGGGCTCACTGAACTACTCCCTAGCAAAATCGCGATATTCTGGTCATTTTGGCCTCAACTATAAAATCGGTTTCGGATACGAATGTCCGCACTTCGGGCACGGCTTGGTGACGGCGGCGCGCTTTCCCTTCCAGCCACATGACGGGCAGAGAACGGCGCGTTTTGGTTTCCAGTTCCGGCCCATCAGGTAACCCTGTGATCGTATGGGATCAGTTTGCCGTGCGAGCGACGGAAGCGATTGCGGGTTGTCTCGGGGTAGCCCTTGGCCCACCGCTTCGCGCATTCCGGGCCGATAGGGTAGAGCGACACATCATTATCGGCCTGTGCGCCCATAGCGGCGATCTCCGAGTCCATAACGAACTCGCCAGTGCAGTGATTGACCGGGACATGGATTGCGCCGTCCTGGCCGGCTGTAGGCTTTCCACAGAGGCAGCAGGCGTCATTGGGCTCACCGGACTTGGTGTTGCGGCGGTAAGTTTCGCTGGAGAAAGGTCTAAGCATGGCCCCTATTTACGCCCTTGATCTTTAATTGTCCATAGGCTATGGGATATTTCATGACGACTGGCACAGAACGAAATACCTGGCGGAACATGATAACCCGCTGCACCAACCCTGGGCATACCAGTTGGAGGCATTACGGCGGACGTGGGATCAAAGTCTGCAAACGCTGGCTGAAAAGCTATGACGCTTTCTACAAGGACATGGGGCCCCGCCCATCCCGAAAATATTCACTCGACAGAATCAATGTAAACGGCAATTACGAGCCAAAAAACTGCCGATGGGCGACCTGTTCTCAACAGCAGAGAAATAAGCGGTCATATGAGGAACTTAACGGGCATCCCAAGCCCGTTAAGCCACCTAAGCTGCCCAAGCCTATAGCCAAACTCCCAAAGGAAATGGTGGCCGCTCGGCAGCGCGCCGACGCGATCAGGCGCCAGATTGAGAACGGCGGACTTCCAGAGCGCGAGGCGCTTGTCCATTGGCGCAATGCCTATCTTACGACCGATGAGGCGTTGAAGAAAATCGGCTGGACGAAAAGCATGGCATTCAAAATCTTGCTCGCCCGCGGCATTCCTGCTGGGCGCAAACCACTTCAAGCAGCGGAATAGGGGAGGAAATCGTGGCGCGCAAAAAACTGGACGAGGATACGTGCCTTGAGATGATCGAGAAAGGCGACGACGCCTATGGCATCATCACGGACAAGCTCCCCAGCGCAGAAGCGCGGTTCAGGAAATTGGACAAGGCGATATGCGCCTACTTGAAATTCATTCGCCGCAGTTTCCCCGATGCTGAGTATTATACCGGGAGCGGCGGGTTCAATCTAATGCTGGGCAAACCGCACAGTGCCAAACTTATACCGCAACAAGAACTACTCGCCTTCGGCGGCAATGCTGCCATTGGCGATGGCGACTTCTAAAAGGGGAGCAACCATGTCGATTGATACATACAAGATCGCGAAATGCGTTCGCGGGTGCGCCACTGACGAACAGTTCCAAGAACTCATAACCAACATAGAACACGCAATCGAGGCGACAAGAGTTTCTACATTGCTTGAGGCCGCAACCCTCGCGGAAGATTGGTCGCCGTTCGTGAAAGAAAAATGGCACAATGGAGAAATCACGGAGGCCGAGTTCGACGCCAACCACGGAGCGGCACGCACGATAGGTCACAAGATTCGCAATCTTATCGTGAAGATGCCGCCATGTGACCAGTACGACGAGCAAGGGCGTGTCCACGCCTATGTTTCCAATCCATTCGTTGCCATTTGAGGAGACAGGCATGGACGCTGAGAAGGCAATCGAATGGATCGAGCGAGCGCAGGAACGGCTCACGCACATGGAGAAGCAATCTCTTTCCGTCACCGATGCTCGCCGCTTCCTGAATGAAGCCCGCGTGTTGCTGGGCGACGAAACTGAATTGGCAAAGTAGGGAGCCGGCCATGGCCTACGGGCACGAAAGTCACTGTGCCTACCCAGGCGGTCCATGTATCTGCGGCGAGGAAACATCTGTGACGCGCAAGTTTGATATCATGGACGCCGTAGGACCGTCGCCAACAAACAAAGCTGCAAGGTCCGATCTCTACGCCCGCATCAGGGAACACGGGAATAATATCGGCGCAATGGCATGGACGGTAGAAACAAGAGAGAAATACCTGGAAGAAGCGCAGGTCCTCTTGGTCGAATTGTTCCAGACGATACAAACTGAATAGGGGAGCAGACATGGGAACTTACAGCGATCATGAGCAACGGATGTTAGATCAGGAGTCTGGCGCAGAAATGGATAAGGTGGCTGCTCGGTCCAAGGAGATTGAACCGTGCTGGTCCTGCGGTTCACTTCCATGCGATCACATCAACAACCCGGAGCGCACGAAAGATTGGGCTTGGCGTATGGCGGCAATGCTGCGCTTCCTGAAAGAAAACACCGGAGAATGTCTTGGCGATCATCCTAGTTGGATCGACAAGATAGATCATCTTTTGCAATTCAATCCTGAACAGTAAGGGACGGTCGGGTGGATGACGATCAGAAAGAGCTAATCGAACGAAGACTCCGCTGTCTATTTGAAGAACATAGGTTTAAGGTCCGGGTATTGGAGAAGGAATACAAAGCTGAGAGAGCGAGGTTTGAGGACATGCTTTCGACAGGCTTCATTCCCCAGCGCATACCATCTGTCTAGCAAGGAACGGGCGAATGTCAGAGAAGATCGAGTTCGGCGTCAACCCAAATCCGCGCGACGAGAAGCGCGCTACTTTAGTTGTGAAATGCGCGAAGGCTCTTTCCGGTCAGTGTGAGTTTCCAATTTGGACTGGCCCGGCAGGCGGATCGCAATGGCATTGGGACGGCAAGATCATGAAACCGAGTATTTCGCCAAGCATCGATTGCAAGGGCGGTTGTGGCCGTCATTTCATCGCCAATGGCGAAGCAAACTGAGGAGACCAAGATGGCTCAATATCGCCGTAAGGGATTGTCGGAAATGTCGCCGTGGACGCTGGAAACGGACATGCTAGGCGTATCCGTTTCGGAAATCGATCGCGCCAATCACGGAAGCCCAAAGTCGGGTGACATGATCGCGCAGAACCCGAAGAACCCGGAAGATCGATGGCTTGTCGAAGCGCGATACTTCGCGGACAATTTCGAACCAGTCATCTAATCAAGGAGCGGGGCGTGGACGAGCGGTTTGAATGGAGAACAGATTGTTTCGGGCGTCCCAGCCGCGCGCTTTACTTCATGGGCCTCTTTGTCGGTTGCGTCATTGACACGAAGAATGGCGGACCATACCGCGCGTGGATTATGACCGATGACTCCGGCGAGCGCGTTGGCAAGGATCGGTGGAAAACCGAAGATACCGCTCGCAACGCGGCCTATAAAGCGGCGTCGGCGATAGCGTCGGCGCATCACAACAAGATAGTCAGGTAGGGAGACGGGCCGTGGAACTGAAAGATGGATGGCTGCATGAAGATATGATGTTGGCGGCTGAGCGTGTCCGTAAAGGTTTCCCGACCCCACGCGAAGGCAGATATGAACAGGCATTACAGATGATAGCCGATGCGAAGTTTACCGACGATGATGCCAAGCGCGGACTAGAATGGTGCCAAGACCTAGCCCGCACGATGCTGACTGGTTTGGCGCAGAGCAAAAATCAGTAGGGGAGGAAAGCCATGGACCTGGAAATGCCCCAATGGCACGACACCGATAAGGCCCGTGATTATTTCATGGCCCACTCGGACAAGAATGTTTGGGAAAACGCCAAACAGTTTGTCGCCATGTGCAGCTATTCGCCAGTCAACGGCACGATGGAGAGTGACCGCACTGTTTCATTCCATGATGCTGCCGCGATTGCGCGGGCACTCTTCACCGAGCGCGAAATGCACAACGCTTGGCGCAAGCGTGCTGAGGAAGCCGAAGCGGAATTGTCCGCGCTTAAGAATTTGAAGTAGGGAGACCGGGCCTTGCCGCACACCATCGAACAGGACAACTGGATCAAAGAACAGTGGCAGCGCCTCATGGACAAGGATGACCGCAACTCGCCAGCGAAATATCCTGACATGTGTCTCATTACTGCCCAAGAGTTTTGGGGATTGGCCACGGGCGCTATCACTCTCGGAAATGATCATGGCTTTAAGACGTGGCTGGGCAAGCTGAGCGACGAACTGATATCGTCCTACGGTTACACCTCGCGAGAGGCGACGGCATACGTCCAAGATCAGCCGGAAGTCTGGCGCGAGTATTTCAATGACGACTACACACCATCAGACGCCGCCGCTGAGGATCAGCGCGCGGGTGTCGAATAGGGGAGCCTTGGTCGGCTCACCCGGGCTCTTGCGCCCGCATGACTGACCCAGACGGCACATAGCCGTCCAGTCTATTCCCCGTCGGGCGTATATGCCGGAATAGCGCGGTGCGCGCGCGGCCTTGCATAAGGTCGCCATTCTGCTTTCGATAGGGGAAGACGAATGGCCTGACGTGCGAGGGGAACTTGTCCAGCATCAGCCCCACCTCTTTATCCGTCAGATCTGGGCCAGTTTGCGTCATGCGCGCCGCTTTCAACGCCTCGCCAGTGTCGATAATGATCTTCCGCGCTTGCCGGTCTATCAGCGACCAAATCGCGTCGAAGTCGGTCCAGAACTCTTCTGGCAATTCCTTTCTGAAAGCTATCAGGTCATCGCCGTTCATCATGGATTCCCAGACGGCAAGCGGCGTCAGGCGCGAAACCATCCGATGAATGCGCAGATATTCCTCGCCCTTCACTTTCAGGCGCATGCCGTTCTCGAAGCGCAGCACCCACCCTTCGTCGTTGGCTGGCAATGTTTTTGCACTCGCCAATAGCTCAGAGATTGCGGCGACCGGATATCGTTTTGCGAGCGGCCAACCTAGCCGCGTGGCCGTCTCAGAGAGTTCGCCATAACCCAGCTCGCACCCACCGGCGTCATATGCCGCCAGCAGAACAAGCGCCGTGTAGCTGTATTGAATGACAATGCGATTCTGCGGGTATATCGCTTCACATAGATATGTTGTGCCGAGGTCGAGTGCGCTCAGATCATGGCGCTCAATCCAGTCTTTGGCCCACATGGCTTGCTCGGATTTGAGCGAGCCCTTTGTGGCCGCGCGCCAGCCATTATGCCAGAATAGGATAATCAGGCTACCGTCTAACTTCTCGAATATCTCAAATGGCAAGTCGGGAATCGTGTCGCTGCGTTCCGACACATTGAAGAATTTTTCAAAGGGCGTGGCTACCACTCTGCGGTTGTGGCAATCTAATATCAGACCGCGCGCAAGTTTGCTGAATTCATCCCAAGCGCGGTCGTAGACGCATGATTTTGAATAGCAGAACAGCGACAGGCCGCGTTCCTGATCGGTCATGATGTTAACGGTGCCGCGCTCAACGCATTCCATCAGGCCATTTAAGAGATCATCAAAGGCGATTACGCGAGCGCGGTGCGTGGTCATGATCTGGCAAACTCCCCGAATACCTTTTCAGCATTTGAAAGATATGCCGTTTTTGCTTCTTCTAATGTGGCGTACCCACCGCAAGCCGTGCCATCGACATCGAAGATTACGCAGGGCTGGCTCATCACATCTTCCCCAGACCCTTGGCCGCAAACTCGATCTTCGAGCCTTCGGGCAACGCCGCTTCGATCCCGTCAATCGCCTTGGTGGCCTTATAGAGGCTATCGGCGTCGGACATCTGTAAGGGTATCGAGACCGTCATGCGGACGACAAGCGCGTCGGTGCGGCGCTTCTTCTTGGCCGCAGTCGTAATTGGCTCCGGTGCGGGCGCAGGAGTTTGGGCGTGCGATTGGATATCGTGCGGCTTCATTTTTGGTCCCTCTTGGTTGCGGCGTAAGAATGCAGGCAGTTCTAGGCTATCGCTCATGCGAACATATCCTTCGTTTTCGGGCAGCGATATGGAATCTCTTGACCAACTTCGACAAAGGCTGTGCAGCGAGCGCCGGGTGCGCCAATCATGCCTGGGTCAGAACCTTCGTCTTTAACCCATTCCTTGGGATAGTCAGGATGGTCGATCGCTAAGGCGAATACGTTTGCCAAGATCGGGCAACTAATTCCCTCCTCCGGGTCGTCGCGCAAGTCTTTGTCGCGCTCACAGTGAAAGCAAAAGCACGACATGAAGATATCGCCTTCGGTGCCGTTCGATGGTCGATAAGGGCGCGTCATCATCGCCTCACCACCGAACCGTCCATCTTCTTCTTCCAGCCGGAATCGCGCGAACCCGCCATAGGCTGGCCCTTCCGTTTCTTGATGCCGCGCAACATGTCTTGCTGGTGATTCGTTTTGGCGATTAGTGGCGCGTCACGGTGCGCCGACTTCCATTTATGACATTTTGGACAAACCGCAGCGCAGTTTTCAAGGCTTGCGTCCTTACTCTGGGCATCCGGGTCCACATGATCATATTGAACGCCAAGATTAAGGTCATTGGTGCATCGGACGCCTGAGGGTAGGCCATAGATCGGGCCTGACGCCTCGCACATGCCAGCCGCGCGGTCCCAAGCGTCACGCCGCGTCTGCACCCTGAACTCGTTGCGGCTCATGGTGTGGCCATATAATCGGCTGGTGTAGGACCCGATTGCCGCTCTAGCTCTTGCGGCGTCACGCCAATCATGGAGGAGATCAGATCCATTATCGCGCTCTTGCTTTCCTGAAATTCCTTCTTCTTCATGGCCCGGCGGGACTGGCTCTTTGCAACGCGCTCGACAATAAATCCGCCCCGGACAATGACAAGCGCAAAATCATCCTTGGTCCGCAAATGCGAGGCTACGCGGAGCGCGGCCGGGTTGGTGCCGCAATCAATAACCGTCTCATGGAAATAGCCGCAGTCGATCAGTGCGCGCTTCCGCAAATGCTCAGATGTTGGGTAGGAATCCGAAAGGTTCTCAGGCAGTGTTTTCCACGCTTCATGCAGCCATGCGAACTCGTGCTTGTGAGTGTCGGAAGACCGTTCCTCGGAAACGTCAAGGCGGTATTCTTCCGTGTCGCAGTATGACCGATCGGCAAGTTTCCTATTGCGCGGGATCATGACTGAATGTTCAGCGTCCCACCGAAAATATTGCGGCGTTGGTGCGGTCATGCCGTGTAAGCCGCTTTCAGCTTGGCCACCGTATTTTCGACCTCCGCCAAAAATGCCATGATCTCGCCTTCCAGTTCTCCGAGCAGGGCATTATCCCGCATGACGCGCTTGGTGAAAAGCCGCATGGATTCCGGCATTCGAGGGTCATAGGACACCCAATCGCACCAAGCCCTATTTGTGCAGGCGAGTTGCCACTGCATCTGGTAATTATATTTCGCGGGCACGGAACCGCCCAAGAGGGTTTCGATATGGGTGGCCGTATTGGGACACTTGATCTCAACTAGCCCGTTACCCCCCACCAGGCCGTCAGGGGAAGCCCCCGACTGGCTTATTGTCGGGTGGACAACAAACCCTACCTCCGCCACGGGAAGCCCGCTGTAGAACTCATATGCGGCCCTGGCTTGGGGCTCAGTTTCAGTGCCCCACTTCATGGCAGAGTTGGTAAATGCCTCCCCCGGTGTGCTGGTCAGCCGTTCGGCCACCAGTTGGGCGGCATAATTCGCCCTAGATGCCCCCCAGCCGCTTTTGGTCTTTGCCATTAGGTCAGAGATTCGGGAAGCGGTAACCTTCCCAAGTCGTTCGGCAAGCCATTCTTCCGTCCCTTGCTCGCTCATGTCTTTTCCTTCGCCTTGACCTTCTGGCTGCGGGTATTGATGACCTCGATTGCGCGCGGGTAGTCCTTAGTCGGAAGCTCTAAGATGTTCGCCACGCCCATATATTTGCAAAAGCCAGGAACATCGGCTTTATCGCGGGTCAGCATGGATAAAAGCTGCTCGGCCTGTTCTTCGGTGATGGTGCCGGGGTCGCCGCCTTTCTTGCCGTCATCGTCTTCGCCTTTGGTACGGATATTGAGCAAAGCGGAGGCGGTGTAGCGCATGGCGTATTTGGTCGATGATCCAGCGGCTTGGACATTGTTCTTGCTGCCAGAGGTATCGAGCGGCAATGTCATGGCGGATTCTTCGCTATGCCCCTCTCTATGGCTTAAGACGGCGGTGACAACCACCTTGCCCTCAGCCGTGTTTCCAGTTCGGAAAGTAAGCGTGAATCCATGCTCGTTCAGGATGGGGGTTATGGCTTCGTCAATGTCTTCCCACTTCGCATAAGGCGTTGACTGCGTGAGATCGCCCGTCCGCTTGCCGCTTGCGTCTTTCTCTCGCACCTCAATGC